ATGGAAATGCATGAAATGAAGACGGTTGAAAGCGGCCAATATTGCGCTAAAGAAGAAATCCTGAAGGCCAAGATGGGGTCTGATACTTACAGGAACTCTGGAAATACTAGCCGTGAATTCAACTTTGTGACCGCTGGTGAACTGACTGTAACAATAACGCTTGATGAATATCGAGAGCTCATTACGGGAAAAGAACAACTCAGAAAACAGTCTCTTGACTTATCTAGCGAAAACTGGCGCCTTAAAGATGAGCTTGATAAAGCAAAGAAAAAGATTGACGCATTACAATCAATTGTTCGAAATAGTAACTCCCAAGTTTTCGTCAAGATTTCGGATGAACAGGATGACTAAGCATGTTCAGAACCAAAAATAAAGCCTGCCAGCACGGCAATGCTGACAGGCAGTAAGGTGAATCTTTAGGATCGGATTCACCTCCATTATACAGGAGGATTGAAAAAATGGCAAAGTTTAAGAATTGCAGATTGATTTTATCGGTCAAGGATGCAGAAGACCACGACAAGTGGTTGGCGACCAGGAACCTTGGAATCGGCGGTAGTGATGCGGCGGTCATCATGGGTCTGAACCCTTATAAGTCATCCTATAAGCTGTGGCTGGAAAAGACAGGGCAGGCTGCACCGGAGGACCTCAGCGGAAATCAGGCAGTCTACTGGGGGACCGTTAATGAGCCTACCATCGCAAAATGGTTTACCGAAACAACTGGGAAAAAGGTGGAGCGCTATGGGACCCTCCAAAGCGCCGACCATCCATTCATGATTGCGAACATTGACCGTGTGGTCGTCGGCGAAAATGCCGGCCTTGAAATCAAGACGGCAGGCGTGCAGCAAGCCAAGCTGTGGAAGGATGATGAAATCCCTGACTCCTATTATTGCCAGTGTCTTCACTACATGGCGGTAACCGGGGCGGATTACTGGTATATCGCCGTTCTGTTGGGTGGCAATGACAGTAAATGGAAGTGGATTGAGCGGAATGAGGAGGACATCAAGACGCTGATCCAGGCGGAAAAAGAATTCTGGGAGCTGGTGCAGACAAAAACCGCGCCGCCTGTTGATGGGTCTCTGTCCTGCTCTCAGGCATTAGCTGCTAGGTATCCAGATTCCAGGGCTGAGGAAATCATGCTGCCCAACGAGGCCGACGAGCTGATTGCCAGGATTAATAGCGACACAGAAATCATGACCCAGCTCAAGGCTCAGATTGATCTTACCCAGAACCGTTTGAAGGAGATGCTTGGCGAGGCAGAATCCGGACGGATTGGAGCTCACAGAGTCACCTGGAGGACGATGCCGGGCAGGGAGACCTGCTCCCTCTCCAAGCTTAAAAAAGCGGACGAAGGGCTGTATGAAGAGTTGAAGGAGCAAGGATTTGTGACGGTAGGGAAAGCAAGCAGAAGATTTTCCATCAAAGAGATTAAGGAGGGCTAAGGTCATGGATATCATTAAAGGGGACCTGTCTTTTTATCAACTGAATAAGATTTCAGGGTCTTATATTGCGGAACTGCAATATGGGGGAGCATATTTTCCATGCTGTTATGAATTACATATTTATTTTGGATTAAATGCTGCCGACATTATTTTGGCAAGATTTGATAACAAGAGCCGAGCCTTAAAAGCTCAAGATCATTTGGGAAGAATGCTGGCCTATGGGGCTTATGAACAGATTGTTGATATTAGAAATCCTGAAGATTAAGGAGGCTTGACCATGAACACTAAAGGTGGATTGACGAAAAAAACGGCAGAAAGGCAGGAAGCACAGCAGGAAATTCAGCAGAAGGGAGCGACTTTGAAGGGTCTCATCAAAGCCATGGAACCACAAATCAGAGCGGCACTCCCAAGTGTCCTGACTCCAGAACGTTTCACACGAATGATCTTTACAGCGCTTAGTACAAATCCGGACCTAAAGGAATGCACGCCGCAATCTTTCCTGGGCGCGATGATGCAAGCGGCACAGCTTGGCGTGGAGCCTAATACGCCGCTTGGTCAGGCTTACCTGATTAGGTATAACCGCAATGTTAAAGATGAGAAGGGTAACGTTAGCAAAGTTCCTGAATGTCAGTTTCAGCTTGGGTACAAAGGATTCATTGATTTAGCTTATCGGTCTGAGGCGGTCCTTGATATTGCTGCGCATACCATATACAGCGGAGATTATTTTGAATTTGAATATGGCTTTGAACCAAAGCTTGTTCACAAACCGGCATTGACTAACCGTGGAACGCCAGTTGCTTACTATGCTGTTTATCATACGAAAGACGGAGGTGGTGGCTTTGAGGTCATGAGCCAGGAAGATGTCGAAAGGCATCGGGATGAGTTCTCTAAAGCTGCTCAGAAGAGTTTCAGTCCTTGGCAGACCAATTTCGAAGAGATGGCCAAAAAGACTGTACTGAAGAAACTGCTCAAATACGCCCCTCTTAAAACCGAATTTGTCCGTGCGATTTCCACTGACGAAACCGTTAAGAGCAGCATTTTGCCTGATATGGCTGACCAACCCAATGAAATGGAATATGCAGATATTGAGGTTGAGGGAACTGCAGACCAGCAGGTTGAAACTACCATTGACCCAGACACGCCGTTTACGCCGGAAGAATTGGGCGATTCTTCTTTTGTTGATTAAAGGAGGCAATCATGGAAAAGGATAGGAAATATATCATCACTGCTATTCAAGTTGCTAAAGGTAAGATCAAGATTTCTTATGATGCATCGGGCGATATGGGGACGGAGTCCTACACCTTGATTTCTGCAGAAAAAGCAAGGCCGGAATTATACAAAGCCATGTTTGATCTGCGCAGTCACGTTGCCAGCCTTCTGGAAATTGATTTTCAAGGCATGGACGATCGTATCAGACCGCGGGTGGTCAAATTTGACTATGACAGTAACGACCGGATGAGTGCGATTATCGAAGCAGATTTTAAGGTCCCGCTGGCAATGGCTACAGTTCCTATTCGCACGCCGGAAAAGACCGAGCCGATTGATTCCGAAGTGGATATCAACGAGGCCGTATTCATGTTCGCTTCGACGGCTGACCAGCTCAAGCTTCTCATGAAGGAAGTGCTGCTTTTTATTGATGGCAAACGCGCTCAAGAAAAACTTCTTTTCAGCGATGACAAGAAATAGAAAAACAGAGCCCTGCCGGAGGAAACTCCGGTCGGGCTATCTACTTGAAGGAGGATGAACCAGAATGGCGCAGGGAAGATTGAAGATAAACTACATTGCAGAGATAAACGCTTTCCACGCCTGGCTGCAGGTGAATGAGTTGTCTGCATCAGCTATCCTCCTTTGGTATTCTCTTATGCATTTTTGCAACAAAACTGGGTGGAGGTCAGAATTTAATCTGGCTCTTTCCCAGCTTGAGTCCGATACGCATCTGTCACGAGCAACGATTAAAAGGGCGAGATTTGAGTTGGAATCTGCCGGTCTAATTAAAGTCCATTATCGGAGAGGTCGGCAGTCGTCAGTCTACGAAATTCAGCCTATTAGCATTAAACTTGCGGCTCATATTGAGCCACAAAGTGAGCCACAAAACAAACTTGCGGCTCATATTGAGCCACAAAGTGAGCCACAAAACAAACTTGCGGCTCATATTGAGCCACAAAGTGAGCCCATACCTAGACATAGACTTATTAGTATAGACGTAGACAGTAAGGCAGCTGCGGCAGAAAAAATTATTGCCAACTATCAGGACAAAATACATCCGTTGACCAGCACGACAGAATTGGAAATAGTGGAAGACCTTATGAATGACTACGGGCCAGAACTTTTTGATAAAGCAATTGACCGAGCCGTTCTTCGGGGAAAACGGACAATCAAGTATATTGCTGGGATTTTAAAGCGGTGGAATCAGGATGGCTACGATGAACCGGACGGCAGCATGCCACGAGATGTACCGGATGAAGTCAAAGCAATCCCGTTCTGAAGGAGGAAGCGAAGTGGAAGATTATATTAAGAAAATGATGGAACGAATCAAGAAGACGATGCAGGAACGGCCGAAAGCGCAGCAGCCGGAACAGAAAATCCCAGAGGACGGGATCCAATGCAGTCGCTGCAACAATACGGGGTGGATGCTCGTTAAAAACGGAGACCATGAAGCAATGGGGCATTGTCCAGTCTGTTGGGAGCGCCGGCAGGTTATCAGCCGGCTAAAGAAATCAGGCGTTAGTTCCGCGGATTATGCCAGATATACGCTGGATGCCTTCGACGGGGATAGAAGCCCTGCAGCAAAGCTGATGAAGGAAATGGCCAGGCGTTACCTTCAGGAACATATCAAAGGAGGCCCTGGCTTTGGCGTTTTTGGCAAGTCAGGAATGGGAAAGACCCATATTTGCATCGCTGTCTGCCACGGACTGACCGTCGACAAGTATGAGCCTCACTATTATTTTTCGTACCGCACTGAGATTCCAAATTTAGTTAAAGCCGCACGCAACTATGCTGAAGATTACGAGCGGGCGATACACAAGTGGAAAACGTGTCAAAACCTTTTCATCGATGATCTTTTTAAATTATCCGGCAAGGTACAAAAAGGGCATCTTGTGGACGTCGACAGAGAAGAGCTGCGGATTATCTTTGATATCATCAACTCGAGATATCTTAACCATTTGACAACAATCTTCAGCAGCGAGTACAGCGTAAATGACATTACGATTATTGATGAGGCGCTGGGGAGCAGGATCTACGAAATGATTAACCCTTACGGGCTATTCGTTCAGGGATCTAATCAGAGATTGGTGGGTGCTAAATGAAAAATGACTTTAAGAATCAAGAAGGCTATGCGGATCCGACGCCAGGGACGGCTATAAAAAATATGCGCAGAAAAGCAGAGGAGAAAATGAATGCTGCTGATGCAGAACGAATGGACCTTGCGCTAAATCTGGCAAAAATCATTCTAGAAAACGCAGGCTTCAAAGTAATGGAGAGAATCGTGCTGAAGAACAAGCGGACGGGAAAAATCTTTAGGTAGGAGGATGAAGATGATTAAAACAATGTATGCGATGACCTCGAGGAAAATGAGAAGAAAACAGTGGTGTGATGCACAGCGGATCATGAAGGCATCACAGGCGGAAATCGTGGGAAACCTTATTACTAGGCGACTTCTTTGGCATATGGTCAGACTGTTTAAAAGAAATAGCATTTTAAAACGCTTGAAAATCCAAGATAATCCGAGAAAATGGCGTGGTGTTCATCCCTTATTTTAATGACCAAGGCGGAAGGAGAATGAAATGCCGGAAGTTAGAACGACTGGGAAAGGAGTCCAGTCATGAATAAGATCATCTTACTAGGGCGCCTCGTGCGCGATCCGGAAGTGCGGGTAACGCCTACGGAACGTACTGTCTGCACCTTTACCCTGGCGGTGGACCGTCCCTTCACTGCAAAGAACGGCCAATACGAGGCGGATTTTATCAATATCGTAACGTGGAACAAAACCGCTGAACTATGTGGGAACAGCTTGCTCAAGGGACAAAGGGCCCTCGTGGAAGGACGGCTGCAGATCCGCTCCTACGATGACAAAGATGGCCAAAAACGGCGCTTGGCGGAAGTAATTGCAGACCGAGTGGAATTTGTCGAGTTCAGACAAAAAAACGCTCAGAACGCAAATGCGGCGGCAAGCGGGCCGATGGATGCCTTTGGGTATGGCGGCGGTCCTGTGAGTCAGCCAATGAAACCGCAGGCGCCGAAGGTAGAAGAGCAAAATTACTTTGACGAAGAAATCCCATTCTAGGAGGGAGTTATGATGACAAAAACCCGAGGACCGGAAGGCCCGACAAAAGACGATATTGCATGGTATCTAAAGGTAATCGCCGGTCAAAAAAAAGAAATCCAGAGACTGCAGGAGCTCAAAGGCGGAAGCGAGCTGAAAACCCTGAAAAAGGAAAACCTCCGGCTCAGGCAAAAATTGGACCTGATGCCAACAAACGTTGACCTTGGATGCGGCACACCAAAACCCCTATATGAGCTATTTGATGCAACGGGGATGACCTATTACGCGCTGGGCAAAGCAAGTGATATCCCTGCTCAGAACGTTAAAAAGACCATCGACGATGGAGCCAATATCCGCATTGAAACGGCAATAAAGCTTACTAGCACCCTTGGCGTCACGCTATCTGATGTGCTCTGGGGCGTGGGACGCCCTAAAGAATCAACTCCTGAGGCAGGGAGGGACAGCAATGACTAATAAAGACAATCATAGAATTTATATTTATCCTGATGGATTAAGGGGAACTTATCCCCTTAAATGGGATGAGGATGATCGACGGGAGCGGCGTGAAATCCTGGAAGCTGCCAAGAAGATTAAGGCCTATTGCGCAAAGCAAACCTGCGATTTCTGTATCTTGGATGATGTGATGTGCCTGAAGGATGAGCGAATAGACCCGCGAGATTGGGCAATTGATGACGAGGAGTGAACAAATGGAAACAGTATTTTTTGTTGAAGGAGAACCTCAAGGAAAGGATAGACCAAGGTTTTCAAGACTTAGCGGCAGAATCTACACGCCGCGGAAAACGGAAAAGTACGAGAAGCAAATTCGCATAGCTTATCTTGATGCTGGCGGGAAGCTGGTCCCGGATGACTGCTATGTTAGCGTGTCTGTTGATGCATATTTCAAGATCCCGAAGTCTTTTCCAAAAGGGAAAAAGGTGTTTTGCCAAAACAATATTTTGCGACCGACGAAGATGCCGGACGTGGACAATATACTCAAGGCTGTCCTGGATGGACTTAACAAATTCGCTTACGCAGACGACAAACAAGTTGTGACGGCGACCTGCAGGAAGTACTATGCTGCACAAGGAAATGGATTCCTTAAAATCACCGTGCGCGAGGAAAAAGAGTGACGGAGAATTAATAGACGGGAGGATGGTTCAATGTACCACAATGACTATTTAAATGCAGTGCGTGAGTACTTGTTTCGATACAGGGAGTTCAGCCAATATATCAAAAATCTAAAGGTTGATATTATTGAGTGTGACGCCTTACTCGGGCAGGACGCCGCGCCGGCTACGCCATCCTTCTCTCCAACAGGTGGATGTGGAGGCGGGGAATCCATTAGCCAGGAGGAACGCCTCTTCATGCGCCGCGAAGAGATTCAGCGAAAGCGGGATCATTATAAGGCAGAATTAACTCGTATTGAACCGACCATGAACCGCATTGATCAATCCCTTAAAGCCATGGAAGAGGTTAATCCGGTGGATAAAGCTATCCTTGTGGATAGATATGTGGACAAAGTCTCATGGGAAGGAACGGCGCGCAATGCGAACTGCAGCATTGGTTTCTGCAGGAAAAGAGCCAGCATCGCCTTGGAGAACTTGACGGTCATGGTTTGTGGGCTGAAGGCAGTTCCAGCGCAGAATTCCAACCTCGTCTTTTTCGACAATGGGGTGAACGCTGACGAAAGTCATGACTGATTTGTGCAGAAACATGACAGAAAAAAGCAGAAACGTGACAGAAAAAAGCAGATTCGTGACTGATTTATGTACGGAAAAAGCAGGAATTATGTGATATGATAATAGCATCAAAAACCGAATAGATTAGAGCTGTGCCTTTGGGCATGGCTTTTTTATTTGTTCGCTGAAGATTGGAGTGATGCCCCGTGATGAAATCCTGCCCCTACTGCGGTCGAATTCACCCCGTGGGGTACGAGTGCCCAAAGAAGCCGAAGCGGAAATGGTATCACAAAAACCGCGGGCAGGCTGAACGGTTTAGATCAACTGCAGCATGGCAGAAGAAGAGATCGGAAGTGTTAAACCGAGATCATAATCTCTGCCGTGTTTGTTTTGATGCAGATCATCGAATCAACAATAAAGGGTTGTCGGTGCATCATATCACGCCGCTTGGAAAGGACTTTGAACAACGGCTCGACGAGAATAATTTAATTTCACTTTGCAGCAAGCATCATGATGAGGCAGAGCATGGGCTCATCCCAGCCGATAGCCTGCGGGCAATGGCAAAAACATCCCCCCGGCTTGTGAGTCGAGAGGAAAGGGTCGAACCCTAGACCATACTGCCCTACCTCAAAACACACCATCGTTAGACACACACGCTTTTTTTGGAAAGGAGGACTGGAATGGCAACGATGAAAATCACGCAAACAAAATTAAATAGGATGGCCCGAGACCTGCTGGAAAAGGCCGACGCATTTGGTTTGACTGACGACTATTTGTTCATGACGACATTCCGGCGATATACGACTCAGGTCGCTCTTGCAGAGGAACTGCAAAAGAGCCTAGAAAAAGATGGCGTGCTAGTCACTAAGGAATACGTGAAAGGCAGAGCAAATATTTATACTCACCCTGGAATCAACTCCTACAATCGCGTGACGGACAGCGCCAACAAGACCGCTCAAGCCTTGAGCCGAATGCTCGAAGAGGCAAGAGCAAAGAAAGAAGCAAGCCCGCAGAACAAGGCTGAAAATGATCCGCTTTTGCAGGCGTTAAAGGGTTGATGCTGCATGCCAGCGAGTGAATATATCAAAAAACATCCAGCGTATCGTTACGCCAGCGCGATTGTTTCTGGCAATGTTGCCGAGATGAACTTAATTCCAGAAGTTGCGGCGGTTTACAAAGCACCTTCTTACGTTGTTAAGCAATGTGAAGACTTCCTGAAGGTTGCAAACGGTGATGATCCTGAATATGTTATCAGCGACCACAAGTGCCGACAGATTGATGGGCTTCTGAAGCTTCTCATCATGCCAAGAGGATTGCAATTCGGAAAATCATTGTATGACTGCACTGTCAGCTATCAATGGCTATTCTATGTAGCGGTCCTTGCGGAGGTTTCCAGGAAAGACCCAGAAAAGCGACGTTATGAACGGGCCGTGCTTGAAATCTGCAGAAAGAATTTTAAAACATATACTATAGGCACGCTGTTCATCATTCTATTTCTTACGGAGCCGCCTTTTTCCAAGTTTTTTAGTGTTGCTCCGGATCTTGATTTGTCTAAGGAGGTAAAGGACGCTATTCAGAATACGCTTTCCGTGTCTCCTCTTGTCTACTACGACATGAATGGACTAAAACGATTCAAGCTGCTGAGGGACAGCATCAAATGCACGCTTACACAGACGACTTATAAGCCGCTTGCCTACACGAATAACAAGTTTGACGGCCGTCTACCGAATGTTTTTCTCGCAGATGAAGTCGGCGCGCTGCCGAATAACAGCGCCATTGAATCCATGGCATCAGGGCAGCTCAACATTAAAAACAAGCTAGGCTGCATTATCAGCACAAAGTATCCAAAAGTAAATAATCCCTTTGAGGCCGAAGTCGCATATTCAAAACATGTCCTTGATGGACAGGTGGAGGATAGGGCGATTTTTTCGTTGTTATATGAACCGGATTCTGACATTGCTAAAGAATGGATTACGAATCCTCTGGCGATGGCTCAAGGCAATCCTGCCGGCATCGAAATCCAAGAGATTTGGGATGATTTGAAGAAAAAACACGCCAGGGCTCTCAATATTGAAAGTACGAAGACAAACTTTCTCACCAAACATTGCAATATTATGGCATCTGGAACATATGATGGCGAAGCCTACATTTCCCTGGATGATCTGAGGCGAGGAAAGGTGCCAAAGATTGATATAGATGGGCAGACGGTCTATATCGGTGTTGACCTTTCGATGACGAACGATAATACATCAGTAAGCATCATTACCTATGACGCTAAAACTGGAGAAGTTTATTGCCGCCCGATGGTATTCATTCCTGCGGACAGAATCGATGAAAAGACGAGGGCTGAAAGAGTGCCCTACGCTGAATATATCGCAGCAGGACATATTATTCCTTGCGGCGATAGAACAATTAATTACAGAGTGGTTGAAGACTATGTCTTCAATATCGCTAATCACCATGGATGCAAGATAAAGGCTCTTGGGTATGATCGCTATAACTGCTTATCATCAGCTCAAAAGTGGGAATCCGGCGGAATCGACGTAGTCGAAATCAAGCAGCATTCTTCAGTGCTGCATTCTTCAACAAAGTGGCTCGCAGAGCTTATTGCAGACGGTAAATTTCATTACGAAGCGAACAACAAAATGGTGGAAATCAACTTTGAAAACGCAAAATGCGTCTACGACACAAACATGAACCGATATGTAAACAAGAAGAAGTCTAACGGGAAGATCGATATCGTTGCAGCGACGATCAATGCCATGTATCTGCTAGAACAAGACGTTAAGCTGAACACGCCTATGACATGGGGTGCGCAGTTCTAGGAAAGGAGGTGAAATAATGGGTTTCCTAGACTTTTTTAAAGGGGAAAAGCGATCCCTTGAGAATCCGGCTGCATCTCTGAGCGACTTCCAGGACTTTGTCGCTGGTGAAACAGCCATGCAGTGCACCAAAGGGCAGGCAATGACGCTGCCCGCCGTTGCATCTTCGTTGCAATTCATTGCCGGCGCTGTTTCGGGAATGCCGGTCAGACTCTACAGGACGAGGGCGGACGGAGGAAAAGAAGAGGTTGAAGATTACCGGACGGAGCTATTGAACCGAGAAACAGGCGATACGCTTGACGCTGTACAGTTCAAACGTGCGATTGTTATGGACTATCTCCTTGATGGAGAAGGTTATGCCGTTGTTAATTGGCAGCGGAACCGAATTCGCTCCATCAACTATGTTTCTCGTGAGAGTGTATCCGCTATCAGCAATCAGGACCCAGTCTTCAAGCAAGTTGCTTACTGGATTCAAGCTAGAAGATACGACGATTACCAGATATTTAGGATTCTGCGGGACAGCACTGACGGGATGGAAGGTCACGGCATCCTGGAAGAGAATCAATCGCTTTTTTCTACGATGTTCAAAGCTTTGAAATACGAACACAACACCATTGGCAGCGGCGCCAAACGAGGCTTTTTGAAATCAAGCAAACATCTTGACCACAATATCTTGGGGTCCCTGCGTCTTGCGTGGGAGAAGCTGTTTTCGGGAGATAATCCGGTCGTTGTCCTTAACGACGGGCTAGACTTCCAGGAAATTGGAACAACGGCCATGGAGAACCAGCTGTTCGACAACAAAGTAGCTAATAATAACGCCGTTTATTCGCTTTTTGGGCTGCCGACAGGCCTTTTTTCGGATCAACCGTCTTCTGATGTATACCTACAGGCGATTCGGACGGCTGTGCTTCCAGTCGCCAGGGCAATTGAAAATGCATTAAACAAATTCATACTCCTTGAATCGGAGAAAGGAAAGCTCTTCTTTGTCCTAGACAGCAGCGCAATCACAGAAGCGGACACGATGACGCGGTATCAGTGCTACGAAATTGGTCTTAAAAACTCCTGGCTAACGGTCGATGATATTCGCGTCAAGGAAAACATGCTGCCGGTTGGCATGGAATACATCAAACTTGGGCTTGATGCGGTCCTGTATAAGCCGGAAACGGGAGAAATCTACACTCCGAATACGGGCATCAAAGCTAACATCAATGATGCTTCGGAGCCGCCAATTAAACCGCCAACGAAAGGAGATGAAGGGAATGAAGGTGGAAATCCGCAGTGATAATACTGCAATCATTGAGGGCTATGTCAACGCCGTTGAACGCCTTTCTAGACCACTGAAGGACATCAATGGAGAAATATTTAGGGAGATTGTCAAAACGGGGACATTCGCTAAAGCGATTGCTGCTAATCCGAACATCGAACTTTGGTTCAACCATTTGAGGCCTTTGGGAGGCATCGCAAATGGAACATTAGAGCTCAAGGAAGATAATATCGGTCTGTACGCCCGTGCAATCGTGAACGATTCAGAAATTGTCCAGGAAGGCCGTGATGGGATGCTGTCTGGGTGGTCTTTTGCCTTTTACATCAATCCAAACGGAGAGACATGGAAGGAAGATCCTGAGAATGGACGCGTCCGAGAACTGACCGATATCAGCTTGGGCGAAGTCTCTATCCTTGATGTGACGCCAGCCTATTACGCGACGTCGATCAACACGCGCGACGAAAAAGCCGCACTGAAGGAAATTCGAGTCGAAGACGACAAAACGGATTCCGTTAATGATATCTTCAGTGCTTTGGAGCGAAGAAAACGGGAAGTCATCGTTTTATCTTTTGGAAAGAAATAAGGAGGAAAACGAATGTTTATTAAGGAACTTATTGAAAAACGTAACAGACTGGTCGACAAACTGGATGCCATCGTTAAGGCAGCAGAAGCAGAAACCCGAGCCATGACGGAAGACGAAAACAAAGACTTTGATTCTATTACTGCAGAAATCCGCTCCATTGACGAAACCATCGCAAAACTGAGAGCGAACGAGGACATGGGGAAGATTGTCGAAAAGACTCCGGGACAGAAGTCTGCTGAAGAAACTGAAAGTCGGGCATTTTCCGCATTTATCCGCGGGAACCTTGAAGAACTCCGCGATGGTGGCATGACGAAGACCGACAATGGAGTTGTCATTCCGAAGACAATCGCAAGCAAAATCATTGAAACGTTGAAAGAGATTAGTCCGATTTATGCGATGGCTTCTAAGTTTAACGTGAAGGGAGACCTTGTTTTCCCGTCTTATGATGATACGACTGGTCCTGTCGCAACTTATGCCGAGGAGTTCACGGCTTTGACGTCTAAATCTGGCTCCTTCAAGGGAATTACACTGACTGGCTATCTTGTTGGCGCGTTGACGAAGGTTTCCGTTTCCCTCATCAACAATGTTAATTTCAATCTTAGTGGATACGTCGTTACTAAGATTGCCGAAGCTATGGCAGAATTCCTTGAAAAAGAATTGCTTGCCGGCACGAACGGTAAAATGACAGGACTTGCCTCCTGCAGCCAGGGCATTGTCGCCGCAACAACGTCCGTTATTACGGTTGATGAACTCATCGACCTTCAGTCCGCAGTGCAACAGCGTTTCCAGAAGGATGCCGCATGGATCATGAGCAACGGGACATTCAAAGCCATCCGCAAACTCAAAAATGCAGACGGTGAATATTTGCTGAATCGTGACCTTGCCAACGGATTCGGGTGGACACTGCTCGGAAGACCTGTATATGCGTCCGATGCCATGCCTGAGATGGAAGCCGGGAAGGCGGTTATCTATTACGGCGATTTTTCTGGTCTCTACGTCAAAATTGCTGAAGGCATCAGCGTCCAGGTTCTGAAGGAAAGATATGCTGACGAACACGTCTACGGAGTCATTGCCTGGGGCGAATTTGACAGCAAAATCGTTGAAGAACAAAAGGTTGCAAAGCTCACCATGCATGAATAAGGAGGTGAGTCTTTATGTTAATCAAAGCATTGTGCAGCTTTTCTGGAATCATAACCATGATTCCTGGCGAAGTAAGGGACGTTACTGAAGAAACCGGACGTGATTTAATTCGGGCCGGGTTCGCAGTAATTGAAGGGGAAGTAGAGATAAAAGAAGCAACTTCCGAAAAAGAAACAGACCCGGATGGGGCCGAACCGGATGTTCCCGAACCTGTAGAAGATGAGCCAAAAAAGAAGCCGTCCAGGAAAAGACCAGCTGCGAAGGAGGCTTGATGACGTATGAAAGTATCGGAGCTGACAGCTGAATTCCTTCAGGAGTACGTCAGAGCGGACGGCAGCGCTGCCACGATGCTAAAACCGATGCTTGCCGCTGCCGTAACTTACGTCACATCCTATACCGGTCTTACGGATGCTCAATTAGATGACTACGAAGACATAACCCTCGCCGTTATGGCGCTTGTTGCAGACCTCTACGATGTTCGACAGTTTACGGTCCAGAGCGCAGAGGTTAATCCGACGGTGCGTTCGATTTTGGATCAGCATTCTTACACTGGACTGGAAGGAGGACCTGACTATGCACAGAAAGCAAACCGCTAATCTTACCAGTATGCTCAATCGGCAAATCGAAATCTTTCGTACGGTGGAAGGAATGGAAAATGAACTCGGGCAGTATGACATAGCCGCTGAATTGGTTGATGTCGTATATGCGGCCATCATTCCGCAAACGGGGAACATGCTTCAGGGACGTGTCGCTGATACGGTACTTACGCGGGTAACTCACAAATTTGTGATTCGCTATCGTCCGGACCTCACGACAGATATGTATATCATGTACGGCGGGCAACGTTTCGACATTGTCTACATCTTGGACCCTTATGCAAACCACGAACGATTAGAAATCTTCACGGAAGGAGTGATTCAGTGATGGAAATCCATTTTGATTTGAAGGAGTTTACTAAGCTGAGCGACGACTTCCTGGAACTGGCTAAGGACAAGTTCCCTAAGCAGACAAAGTCGTTCATGGGACGTGCAGGGAATCGGATGCGAGCATCTGCAAGGGCTGCATATCGCTCGGAAATTAAGCATTCCAAAACAGGGAATCTTGTTAAAGGGCTGTCCAGAGGGCGGCCCTATATTTATGGAAATAATGAATTTTCTGTTCGTGTTGTGAACAAGGCTCCTCATGCGCATCTGTATGAGCATGGACATGTTCTTTGGCGGCACTTGCCAGGGGAAAAGCATGCGGTAAAGACTGAACGTATGGTTAAGGGAAGACATGCCATGGCCAAAGCGGAAACAGCATTCCAGAGCGAATTTGAAGGCATGGCGGACGCTTATGTTGACAAGCTTCTGGAAGAAGGTGGATTCCTATGATCTCCCCGATTCAAGTGATTAAGAGGTTGACAAAGCTGCTGAATGCCACCTATCCGAAGATTGACGTCACAAATACAGATATTAGCAAAGGATTTGACCGGCCATGTTTTTTTATCGACCTGGAAGATGTCGATACGAGTCGTGTGGGAACTTACTATCGCGATGCCCTTGAGATGAGGCTCTATTACTTTGCTGCCAACACATATACCGGCTATATTGACCTGATTCACAAACGGGACGAGTTGATTAGGATGTTGCAGGGTACGACGCGACTGAGCGACGACGAAGAAGATGAACTCTATGACTTTGTCATCCAGGCAAATGATGATCTGCACGCTGAAATCAGTCAGAGGGATAAGGCCCTCCAAATTGCTTTCACGGTCCTGCTCGTCCAGAATGATGACAGACTGCCAGACGCTGATTACATCACGGAGATCGAGTTTGTCCCAAATGTCAGACCGTCAACTGATTTGGGACGGAGCTCTGGGAATGTGATTGGTGACGAGAAAGATGCCGTTTACAAGAAAGAAGATTTAGATAAGGAGTGAACGAAATGGGACTGCCAACAATTGAAGTTATTTTTAAGCAACTTGCTCGTTCTGCTATCAAGCGGTCTGAACGTGGCGTTGCAGCCATCATCATTCGTGATGACACACTCAGGAGCGATGCGATTACCAAAAAAGTGTATCGCTCTTCCATGGATTTGATTTCTAAAGACTATACTGCAGAAAATATGAGGATCATCGAACGCTGCTTTCTTGTTGCGGTGAACAAGGTGATCGTCATTAGTCTGCCAACTGAAGGAGATTTCAAGGATGCCTTGAAGGTCCTGGCTAAATGCAAATACAATTACGTCTGCACGACTGACCCTGGCGAACAGCAGCCCCTTGCCAGTTATGTGGTTGATTACAACGAAACCAAAAAAGGCAAGATGAAGCATACGGTCGCCGTTGTCTTCGACGCGACAACGGCCGATTCTAAATACGTCATCAACGCGAAGAATCCTACGGTAACTGAGATTCAAACGGACGCAAAAGGCATAAAGAGCAATGTCGTTGTGCCGATGAATGAATATCTGCCGCGCCTCTGCGCTTTGCTGGCGAACCTTCCGATGAATCGGTCCTGCACGTCTTACGTCCTCGAGGATCTTGCCGATGTTGCAGACATCGAAACCGATGAAGTCAGTACTGACGAGTGGATTGACAAAGGCTATTTCGTCCTGATTGTTGACGATGATGAAGTTAAAATCGCTAAAGGTGTGAACAGCTTGACGACGTTCACTAGCACGGACACGGAAGACATGAGTCATATCATCATCGTGGAGTCCATGAACCTTGTCATTGAGGATATTGCGACAACGTTTAAACAGAAATATCAGGGAAAATATAAAAACTACCTTTCGAACCAGAAACTCTTTATTGACTCAGTAAATGCATATTTTAAGGAGTTGGCGAAGGAAGAAATCATGGATCCTGATTACACCGGCAATGACATTGCCGGAACAAAAGGCAACCAGGCTTTCATCGATGTGGAAGCTCAGCGAAACGCATGGCTGTCCGTTGGCAAGAGCGAAGCTGTCGACTGGACGGAAGAAAAGGTCCGCAGCATGGCATTTAAAACGACCATCTTTTTGGCTGCAACTGTGAAGATCCTTGATGCTATCGAAGACCTCAAATTTGTTATCACAATGGAATAAGGAGGATAAAGCATGAACAAAGGAGTTACCAACAAAATCATTCGGGGTACCAATGGACGACTCTGGATGAACGACAAGCTGCTAGCTAATGTCAAGAGCTTTGAATGCAAGGTTAAACTTGAATATGAAGACATTGATGAAAACGGAAACCCCATCAAACAGCGTCGCTATGTCGGAGCATCCATCGAAGGAACCATGGTTCTGCACAAAGTTGATTCCACCGTTTTGAAGTTGCTTGACGATGGGGTTACATCGATGGACATGCCGGAAATCAACCTGGTATCGAAAATTTCAGACCCGAGCGTTACCGGTATGGAGCGCGTCAGGCTCAATAATGTAACGTTCGACGAATTCAATATGGCTTCTTTCGAGAACTCAAAGGTCGGGGAAGAGTCCATTCCTTTCCGTGCCGGCGGATACGAAAACACGGACACTATGAATGACTTTAACTAAATTTGATTGAAAACGGGGAAACCCGCTTTTCTTTTTGACCGGAGGAAAACATGAAAGCAACCTTAGATGAACTGCTCCGCAGAAAACTGCAGAGCGAAAATGACAGAAATTCCTTTTTTCCGATTGAGGCGCCTGAGATTGGCATGACCTTTATGGTCCAGAAGCTACCAATCGACAAGGTTTTGGATGTTGCAAATGCCCTGTCTGAAGGGAGCCGAGAACTCAAGGACAACTACGAAGCTATTGTGCAATTGATTTACGACAGTGTTCCCTTGCTGCATGACGATAAACTGCGTGCTGGCGTGGTTGAGCCGTATGATGTCGTACCACTTATTTTCGGCGACAACATCGAGGGGATTGTTAATTTTGGGCAGGCAATCTTGTCAAAATTCTACATGAACGGGGCCGGAACGGATCAACTAAAAAACTGATGAATGTGGACCGCGACCTCATCATCATCCGCTATTATATTGAGCGCGGCCACAGTATTAGGGAATTGGAATCGCTGACTCCTCTGGAATGGGAGTTTTTTAAACTGCATGCAGATATGGTGGCAGGGGAACAGCAAAAAGTTTTGAACAATATGCCAGGGAAAGGAGGATAAGCATGGCCAGAGGTATTAACGTCCTTTTGACGCTAGTCGACAAATTTTCGCAGCCGCTCAGGAAAATGACTGCCGAAACCAAAAAGACAACGAGACAAATTAAAAATGCAACCAATATGGTTAATTCCTTTGCGGGCGGAGCGAATCAAAAGTTCCTTTCCTTGGCTGACTCCGTTGCAAAATTTGGAGCTGGACTGGCAGCGATTGGAACTGGACTTGCTATCGCTGGCATCAAGTCCTTTGCCGAGGAATCTATCGAAAAGGCAAATGCTCAAATTGCTGCAGAAACAAAACTAGTGACAATCCTTGGAAACGTAAAGGATATCCAGGTACAAGGAGCGGGTGCTGCCGAAAAAGCGGCTAAATCCCTTCAGAATTACGCATCTCAGCTGCAAACGGTCGGCGTCATAGGAGACGAAGTAACCATTGCCGGCATGGCACAGCTAGGAACGTTCCAGATGACTGAGGAACAGATTAAAAAAGTGTCCGGTGGTATGCTAGACCTACTTGTCAATCAAAAAGGGTTAAACGCGACGCAGGAAGACGCTGTGAACGTCGCAAATATGATTGGTAAGGTTATGATGGGCAACGTTGGCGCTCTGCAGCGTGTGGGCATTTCTCTTGATGACTATCAAAAGGAAATAATCAAGGTTGGAACGGCGGATGAACGTGCTGCCATGATTGCGGAAGTCCTTGCTCAAAACGTTGGTGGCGTCAATGAAGCCATGAGGAAGACCGACGCCGGTCAGGCAGCTGCCATCATGAACGATTACGGCGATATGCAGGAAGAGGTCGGGAAAAAGCTCGTTAAAATGCAGACGAAGCTTATGAACGCTTTCGCTGTCCTAACCACGCCACTGGGAAAGGCTCTGGAGCCTGTCCTTGATTCATTGACCGAGAAGTTTGAGAAAATGCTGCCGACAATCCAGCAGTTCGCAACAAATCTTGCTGCGCAATTGCCTGGCATCGTAGAAAGCATTGCAAGCGGCATTGAATTTCTAGTGACGCATTTCCAAGATTTTATGGAGCTGGTCAAAAATGTTGGACCAATTATTGCGGGAATCGCGACGGGGTTTGCTGCCTTTAACGTTATCAACGGTATTATTGGCAAGGTCACGACGCTGCAAAAACTATTCACAGGCATCAAGGCAGCCGGCGGACTTTTACAATTTGCATCAATGCTTAATCCCATTGGCTTGGTTGCGGCTGCAATCGGCGTTTTGGCCGTTGCCTTCTACACACTCTATACGCAGAGTGAGCCTTTTCGGAATGCGGTGAATCAGTTCGGCGCAAGACTCCTTGAGTTAGCTGAAATCGTTGCGGGTGTCCTTGCTCCAGTAATGGAGGCACAATGGGCGTTGATTACCGCCATTGTTGGAGCTGCCGTTGATGTCATTGGCGTTGTTTTGAGCGATGTGATCAATATCAGCGCTAGTGTCATTGACTTTATCGTGAATGTCTTCACCGGGAACTGGGAGGGCGCTTGGACTAATATCGTTGAAATCTTTTCTGGAATATTCACAGGGCTAAAAGATATTGCAATGGCTCCACTCAACTTCATCCTTGATATAATCGATAGGATCGCTTCTAAAATCAGCTCCATTAAGTTCCCATCGTTCGGCGGAGGCGGAGGAGCTGGAGATAGTCCGGATCATAATGCCCTTGGAACGCCGTTTTTTAGAGGTGGGCCGACCTACGTCAACGAAAACGGCGGCGAACTTATCACGCTACCGTCTGGCAGCCAGATCATGCCGCATCAAGAACTTCTGCAGCTCGTTAATAATGGTGGCGGTGGGCGAAGCGTAACGGTTAATCTAACGGTCCAAGGGAACGTCATTGGAAATAGAGAGTATATGCGGCAGACGGGCGAGTATATCGCGAAAAAGGTCCGCGATGCCATTGATAATAGCTAGGAGGTGAGGGCATGAGTATCTTGATGGACATCTTGAGGCAGTATACCGGCGCAGCATATTCTGACCTCACTTCTGTCCTGCGCTCTAGAATTAATATCGTACTGAAGGTCGACAATATTGGAGACAGTATCATCTTCCCAGTTATTCCGGGGGACCTGCCTGAAGTCAATAGTCTACAGGCGAACGATACGTTTGCCTCTGTCACGGGAGACATCAATGTGATTGGAGCTCCTAAGCTCCGCACGCTCTCATTCTCCAGCATCTTCCCTGTCAGTAAAAACTACTCCTTCATCAGAGCAGGGGCAACATTCAGGAATGGCTGGGATTACGTCAACTGGATAGAAAAATGGCGCCGGCAAGGAGTCGTTTTCCGCTTGATGTTCGTCGAAACGATTGGGGCGGTGAAGCTAGACATGCTTTGCACGATCGATAATTTCACATATCACCAAGAAAGGAATAATGACATAAAGTTCCAGATTGACTTCCGCGAATATAAGAAACCGTCGGTGAATATTGCTGATGATCAAGCAGCCGAAGGAGTGATTGAATGAATGATTTTAAACTGACTTACTCCTATGGTGGCATGACTAAAGATATCACGGCAATAACAAGCAACTATTCACGGAGTGATCAGATTGACCAACTGGGCGAGGAGTTTACGTTTGACTTGATCGAGAATCCATTGGACGGTAATTACCAGGGAAACCTTTTGGAGTTCGGCGGAAAGATTTGCTTTGAAAACAACGGAGTTACTGTTTTCACTGGAATCATCGAGGAAGAATCTCAAGAAGGACTATCAAAGTTTAAATACAAGGCATATGACTACGCTTGGTTTTTGAACAAGGATCAGGTGTTCGTGCAGCTAATTGATTGTACGGCATCAGACGGCATCAGAAGGATTTGTGACAGCAAGGGCATCCAAATCGGAGAACTTGCGGAAATGAATACAGTGATTAATAAGATCTACAACGGGGACGATATTTCCAAGGCCTTGAAGGATATCATTGCACAGGAAACTGCTGCGACAGGGGTTGAATACCGGATGGAAGTCAGGATGGATAAGCTCTGCATCACGAAGCGGGATGAGCTGAAGGTAAAGGCAACATACCAAATTGCTCCGAATGAGACGCCTTTTGATGTGACAGACGTCATCGGAGACTACACCGCGGAAAGCAGCGTCAAAGACATTGTGACCAAGGTCGTTATCACATCCGGTCACGAAAAAGATGCCGCTGTTATCGCAACTGCCGAAAACAAGGACGCAGCAAGGGTATACGGCGAAGTCGTTCATTACGAGAACGTAACTGACAAGAAAAAAGCAGATGCTCAGAAGATTGCGAACCAAAAGCTGAAGGAGCTCTGCAGAAAGAAAATCAGCAAACGGCTGAAGCTTTTCGGATCTGATGAAGTGCGGTCTGGGCGCGTCTTGAGCTTTAATAGTGCGGAACTCGGTCTAGTCGGAGATTTTTTAGTTCTATCTGCTTATCACACATACGACAATCTCAATCACTTCATGACGCTTGAAATTCAGTCAACAAAGGACAATGCAGAAGGAGTGGTAGAAAATGGCTGATACATGGGCTCAAGACATTGCTAATCAATTTAAGAAGCGGGACAATCCGAAGCCTATTTCTAATTGCATTGGGGTGATTCTGCAGATAGGAGATGACTGGAAGATATCAATCCAAGATGGCGCTTATATTATTGACAAACGTAACGGATACATCTGCCGGCATATTCTGCAACGCTCAAGCGACTTTACGATTGACCAGGAATCTCAAAACGGGAATTTGACGACGGGGCCATGTTCCGGCGGGTTTTCTCACGGTGGCAGCAGCTACTCAACATCCAACTCAGCGAACGGGCATGTCACGCTGCATCCCATTGATGACTGGCAGCCAGGGAACCGTGTGATGGTAGCGCCTACAACAGACAATCAACGGTTCTTCATCGTTGATATCATCGTGTAAGGAGGTGGAGCAATGTTTCCATCTGACATTGATTTAAATGATTTGGCGGTTGCATCAATGGAAACGTCGACCGTTAAAGCAACAATAGGGGCAACGACATTAGGTCGAAGCCCCTATTTTGATTGGAGAAAGAGACGATTCATCTTTAATTCAGGATTTAACCGTGAATGCACGCTGACAGAGAGCATTCAGCAGCATATCAGGTTGTTCATTAATACGGTTAAAAACAAATATGCAATTTACGACAGATATTTTGGGGTCGACACCAACGGATTGGTTGGCTATCGACTGCCGCGCTCAGTCGCTATTGCAACGATCAAACGACAAATATCTGATGACCTGCTGAAAACATGCCCTGTCGTGAAGGAAACGAAGGATTGGACATTTTCCGGACAGACAGGCATTTTCAGCTTCACCGCAGTGATGCATGACGGAACGGAAATTGAGGTGAATGAGAATGTATACGATTAACCAAATTCACAATACGATTCTGAAAGGTGTGTCGGACGACTATCAAAAAACTGAAGGATTCCCAACCTACGACATTACGCGCGGAGTTTCTTTCGGGCAGTATCAGTTGTGGAAAAAAGCCTTCCTAATCGAGGAGAAACAGAACGTTGATAATCTAGAAGGTCCTGAATTAGATGCTTGGTGCATGCAACGAGTTGGAATCATGCGCAACGCCGCGGTTAGTGCGACAGCAACTGTAAAAATCATTGCTGGCACGGGTCGAATCATCCGAGGAGATCTTTTTGAAACCGAAGACGGGGTGCAATTTGCTGCTGCCGAAACTAAAACAGTTGCCCAGGGTGATACCGTGATTGTTAAGGCACTCAGCCCAGGGACAGAGGGAAATGTCGCAGCAGACACGATTGTTAAGATGCCCGTTACAATTAACGGCATCGGTGCCGTTACGAATCCGGCGCCGGCTGAAGGTGGATATGCCGTCGAAACTGATGACGAATTTCGGAAGCGCTATTACGAAGAACTACAGATTCCTGCAACATGTGGCAACAAATATCACTATCTAGCTTGGGCGAAGGCTGTGGACGGTGTCGGCCATGCCCGCGTTTTTCCGCATTGGGCTGGTAAGAATACTGTTAAGGTCGTAATCATCGGGAACGACAATAAGCCGGCGTCGGAAACTCTCGTGAAGGCGGTGCAGGATTATATTGACCCTGGCCAAACAGGGCGCGGGGATGGACAGGCTCCAGTCGGTGCAGTCTGTACAGTGAAGGCTGCTGATATTGTATCTGTATCTGTATCTGTATCTGTATCTGTATCTGAAGACTTAGAGGAAATCAAACAAAATATTACGGCTGCGATTGAGCAGTACATTAAGTCGCAGGCATTCGCCGCGACAGAGGCTGAAACAGACTATATAAGTTGCGCCAGAATTGGCGCTGCCATCATTGGAACCACGGGCGTCCTTGACTATGCAGACCTGCAGGTGAACGGCGGGACATCAAATATCGTCATCCCGAAAGAATCGGTCGCAGTGTTAGGAGATGTTACCTATGCTTGATAAAGTCATGCTGCGTGCGCTGCATGCGTGGTATAGGCAGGACCCGTGGGTTAAAGCCCTTTATGCCGCCGTTGATACAGATATGAAAAGCGCAAACGAAAAATTAGACCAGGACTACAACAACATGTTTTTTGACCGCCTGGATGAGCATGGCTGCAGCGTCTTAGAAAAAGACCTGGGGCTTAGGCCTGGCAAAGACGCAACATTGGATGCTCGACGGGTGAATATCCAGTCTGCCTGGCTAGCGAAGCGATTTGCGTCGATGACGGTTATACAGCAAATTTGCGACGGAATCTACACAGGAGATTGTCTCGCAGAATACGATGGAGACGCGACGATTACATATGCATTTCGGCATTATTTGGAACCAGCCCCTTATACTGACGACCTTGTCGCAGCTGTCGACCAAATTAAACCAGCTCATATTGATTATGAATTCCGCTATGACTATAACGTCTGGCGGAATTTTTACTATCCACTATTTTGGAAAAACTTGAAGGCTAGAACTTGGGAGGAAGAACAAGGAATCGAATGGGCTGATAACTATGCCTTGCGCCATGACTGGGAATATATGAAGACGAGGACTTGGAAAGACTCGATGATTAAAGATGTTGAATAGGAGGAAAATCAATGGCACTGAGAACTGCTTTTTTAAATTTGATTAAGCCGGATTACAACGATGCTGCTGACATTGCTGATATCAATGCCAATATGGACGCAATCGACGCAAAGGCTCAAGAATTAGATGAATCCGGAGGAAAGGCGCTGAAGGGGCACGACGAATCAGACGCTGCTCACGAAAACCGGTTTAAGCTGTTTGAGAAAATCGCAACACTCGGTGATGACATCATCAAAAAGCTGGCCCTCACTACGGCCATCACAGCCATTACGGCGCTTGAAACAGGTAGCTGGTTCGGGCAGCTTCTCAAGATGGTGCTGACGGCATCCGGAGTGAAGTACAATATCGCACAAAATGGGTATGTTTGCCTGGGCTCCTTTTTCGGCGGGCTAATTATACAGTGGGGATATGCCAACATGAAAAACGACGTATATCGGACGGATACTCTTCCGATTTCCTTCCAAGAAACTGTACTTCGCTGTTTCGCAATCATAGCAGGGGACTCCCACGACACCTCAACCGTAACCATCATCTGGAACGACAAACAAACAACAATAAGCCATGTACAATTCCGGTTAAACGGGACAACAACCAGTTCCCCTGCTTATTTTATCGTAGGCCGATAGACAGTGGATAAAAGAGACTACAGAAGAGGTCATCACACTGCCCATAGCTTTCAGTAAAACTAAATTTGTAGTTTTGGGCACTTGCGTATCTGACCAATGGGTTTATGAAAATGTATCCGTATTGAATGATAGTGATCTAAGAACTGTAACAGCATGGAGCTCATCTGAAGACCAAAAAGGTAAAATAACAAAGATGAAGAACATAATAGCAATTGGGATTTGAACAGTGGGGAATGATTTCATTAAATAACGGAAAAGGTAAAGTGATATTACCCATATCTGCAAAGAACATTGCTTGTATATTGCAGCACTATGGTGTTACCCCACAATACAACGGAATAGATGCTTCAAGCAATATTTATTCTTCTATGAATCAAGATGAAACAATAAGATTCATAGCCATTACCAAGTAGACAGTGGGGATTGCTGGCTGAAGAGCAATGGGTGTATCCACCTATCACACCTCCGACAGAACTGCTATGCGTAGTTGCTATCCATGAAACGACATCAAACACTACGACTCCCTTAGCGAATGAATTAGGTACTGTCAGATTTAAAATACATAATGAATTTTCGTCAGGAAATGACGGGACAAATAAATCACGCTGCATTATTATATGCCGATAGCTATCCATGTAACTAGCCCCAAGTTTTTATATCCAGAACTCGAGGTGTTTGCCAAAAGCCTGATTTTTGAGGTTGTTGATGCGCCGGAGTTCCATGCCACTACCTCCGTAGATGCAGATGTTATGCTATCTCCTACCGCATCGGTGCATTGTACGCATATAACAGAATTATTAAAGCTAATTGGTAATGCAACATCCTTATACGTCGAGTTAATCGTAAATGATGTACTTCCCCACTGTACAAAAATTAATAAAATAGCCCGATTGCCAAAACCTTGAATGTTGCACTTGTGGCAGTTTCGACACCCCAATACATTAAATTTTTATTTTTAGTTATTCCTAACTGCACTGAGCTCCAATCATCAAGGCCGTCACATACAACCGGGAAGGCCATAACATTTGTACCGGTAATCGGCCATGGAATCTCTGCTTCTGCTCCTGTTTCATACGTGACAGTATATGGCCCCATCATTACCCACTGTATAAAAGGAGTGGGAGAGCACGTAAAACGGATGAGAAATCCATAATTATCAATATATTTTTTTTGCTAAATGAGAAACACGGAATCAACCACATCATCGGCAGTCCACATCAAATGAAATCGTCTATAGATGCAGATATGCCGATTTTTAGAGTATCAATAGTAACAGTAATAGAGCCGCACAGCAGACGTATTTTATACATCTGCATGCGGCTCGTATAGTATCGCACTAGTAACAAATTATTTTAACAATTCGATGCATTTACGGAGCTGACGTAGCCCTTTATGCGTGTAGACCCGTTCCGTCACATCACCGCCAGCATGGCCGAGGATGCGGCGTTTTGCCGTCTCGTTCGCACCGGCATTATCAAGCAGCGTCGCCACCTGTGCCGGCAGTCATGCGTAGTATGGCCGTCAGCACGGATGCGGTGCATGACGGTCCGCCATACCGTGCAGTACCGACCATAGTTGTATGGCCGCCCCGTCTCATCGCAGATAAGCGCATCGCCTGGGCGGGCCATACGGGCCTCGATGAGCGGTGCAATGCGATGGTGTACCGGGATAATACGGATGCCGGAGGCAGTCTTGCTCCGAGTGATGCGAATATAGCGCTGGCGCAGATGGACGTCAGCTTTTTGCAGCTGTAGCATTTCACCACAGCGCATCCCTGTATAGAGCAGGATAAGGACCGTATCGACGCCAGGACAGTCAACGGAAGCCCAAAGCCGGTTGATTTTTTGACGACTGAATGTGTGATGTGGCCGGACCGGACGATTGCGGCCGATGGAAAGCAGCGGCGCATAGTTTGTTGTAGACAGCTCGATTTTGTCCGCGTATTTAAGCAGTAGAGAGATGAGTGACCGGACTTTTTTGACACTGCTGTAAGACAGCCCGTGACGGCGCATGTCGTCAATGACTCGCTGATAATCTGCATAGCGCAGGTCCTCGACGGGCATTCCGCGGAGCGTAGATAGATGCTGGTAGGCATTGTGATAGCTGTCCAGCGTTGATTGTGATGGCTGGGTATCCTCGGTATGCCGTGGGAGCCAGCGGTGATAGAGTTCGGCGAATGTTATTTTGTGGCCCGGAAGGGAGCGATGATGATGAGTACGATGATAGTAAGCTTGGAAAATTTGAGCATCAACCAGATTTGTAAAATATTCGACCGGCTTTTGTCGCCCCGCATCCGTCACTACAAAAACAAACGGCCTCCTCCGGTTTCCGGACAACCGTTTGATGCAGCCATATCCATTTGGTTTACGCATAATAAAGACCTCCTTCATGGAGGCCATTTTACTACAGGAGGATTAGTGGATGAACGGTACAAATGTTGATTATTACGTTTCCGGATTTGATACAGCCGGCAAACGTGTGGGATCGATTATCTGTGACTTTGACCCGAACAAAGACGAAAACGCAGAGAAGTTAGCTGCTTTGAAAGAAAGGGGCAAGACCTTGTTTAAGGATGCGGCTGTTGTAGATGTCGTTTCCGCATCAGATTACAACCAGTATCTGACTGGCGAATATGTACGAGGCGCTGATGGTCAGCCTACGGCCTATGTTGCACCAGAACCAACAGCCGATGAACAGAAAGCGAAAAAGCAGGCGGAGGTGCAATCTTCGTATGAATCTGATAAAGAGGCACTCATGAAGTATTATCTGGCTGCGTCTCTTGCTGGTGATGCGGATACCCAGAACGAACTCAGGACTGAGCTGACGAATCTCGATGCGCAATTTGATGCGGATATGAGAGCATTGAATGGATAAAAGGAGGACCATGATCATGGCATTTAAACTCAAGAAGAGATGTGTACGTTGCTTGAAGGTTTTACGTGATGACGGTACCTGCCAGAATCCGAAGTGCTGCCTTTACCAGGAAGAAGCGCCCAAGGATGCTGAACCTGGCAAGACCGCCGACAGCACAACTAAGGAGGATAAATAGTGGATTGGTGGCAGATTCTTTTAGCAGGCGTGCCATCCTTATTTTCAGGCATCCTGTTGTATGAGTGGAAACAGCAGCGAAAACGCATTAAAGAGCAAGAAGATGAAAAGGAAGTACGAAATGAAGCTTTGGTCAAGGGAGTGCAGGCCCTGCTGCGCGACCGTCTTATTTTCGGGATGGAAACATGCCTTGAAAAAGGATATGCCCCGATTAATACGGTGGAAATCATAGGTTCCATGTATGCTGCATATTGCGACCTGGGAGGTAATGGTATTGTAAGCGGTATCTATCAGCGCTTTATCAGCCTTCCGCACAAGCTCCCGGATGACGTGTAAGGCGGTGGTTGAGTTGTTCCAGTTTGAAAAAATTGATATCGAAAACATTCTAGTCATTATTGCTCTTTCAGCGAGCCTGATAATGGCTATTTTTTATGGGCTCGATAATCTTGCCATGAGCATTGTGACCGGCTTGCTGGGATATATCGGCGGCACAATCAAGGGCTCTACACCGAAAGGAGGTGACAACAAATGAACGTATTTCTTAATCCTGGCCATGCGCCAAACGGCAATCCGGACCCGGGCGCGGTGAACGACAACACTGGATTGCGCGAATGTGATGTAGCGTTGGCAGTTGGTAAACTTGTCGCTAATTACCTTAATGCCGCTGGCGTAGGCGTGACGAACGTATTCCAGTGCGACAGCCTGGGAAAAATCTGCAATCAAGCTAATGCCAGTGGTGCAGATCTTTTCATCTCTATCCACTGCAATTCCGCAGAAGCAGCTGCCGCAACCGGTACAGAAACATGGGCGTGTGCAGGCAGCTCTGCCGGTCATGCTCTGGCAGCCTGCATCCAGAATCAGATTGTTGACGCATTGGGCACTGTAGACCGCGGCGTTAAAACGGCTACGCCTGGCGTCAATGGTCTCTACGTACTGACTAACACCGATGCTCCGGCGGTCCTTGTTGAGCTGGCTTTCATTTCCAACGATGATGATGAACAGCTGCTGGAAGAAAAGCAGGATGATTTTGCCAGGGCAATTGCCAGAGGGGTAACGGACTATGAATGCAGCATCCAGTAACCGTATGCTGCGAAAGTTGAAAAGGAGAAAATAATCATGAGTAAATGGACTGATGTGAGAGACAATATTGTTGATGCGCTGAATGTCGATGTCGTGACCGATGAACTGAAAGACCAGGTCACCAACACTCTGCTGGAACAAGTTATGCCAATCATTGAAAATGCCGTAGATGGCTTTTCTGAAAAGGTGAAGGCACAGGCTCCTCAGGAATCCGGCTGGTGCCGCGTCCGTGATGGCATCGTTCTGCCGCTGGTCATGGAAGGGCTGGTGTTTGTGGTAAAGACCGTGCTGACGAAAGCAACGGCGGAGAATGCAAAAGAAGAGACCGCCAAGGGTGTATAAAACCGAAGATTGATGATATAATAAAGGGCATAGCTGTTACTTGTGCTATGCCCTTATTTTTATGCGACTTCCCGCCGGATCCGGACTGTAAAAAAGTCCTGTGATACCAGTACGGTGAGGTTCGTATGTGGTATGGGTAAGTTCACCACTTCAACTGTAAGCTCCCTATCCTCAAAGAGGGTGGGGAGTTTTGATTTATGTACGACTTTTGCTGTCATGCGATAACGCGGAAAGGAACAATCATGGAAAAAGTTATCATCGAAAGCTTTACCCTTGACCATACAAAGGTCATTGCCCCCTATGTACGTCTCATTGGGGAAGAACAAGGGGAACACGGCGATATTGTCTCCAATTTTGATGTCCGCCTGGCCCAGCCAAACAAAGAAGAAATCCCTACAGGGGGCATGCATACCTTAGAGCATCTTTTGGCCCTTTATCTACGCCCTCGCATCAAAGGATATCTTGACTGCTCTCCCTTTGGCTGCCGCACAGGTTTCCATCTCCTGTGCTGGGGCCACCATGATCCCAGGGACGTGGCAAAAGCCCTCAAGGAAGCGTTGGAACTTATTGTAACGACAAAATGGGAAGACGTGCCGGGAACAAAGGAAAAGGAATGCGGCAACTATAAGGACCATTCCCTCTTTTGCGCCCAGGAATGGGCCAAACAAATCCTAAAAAAGGGAATCAGCAGTGATCCCTATGAACGTCGTTTGGTGTAA